GCCCTCTTTTTTCCCCCCCCCCCGGGGTAACCCGGGGACCCCGGATTTCGGGAATTAATCCACTTTCCCTGGTTCCGAGCTGTACGTGGAAACCATTAACAAATGATGATTGATGGCTTATCAGAGCGTGGAAACGTCAATCACTGGCTGCTTAATGGCGGTAGTTGGTTCTTTAATCTCGATTACGACAAAGAAACTCTGGCTAAAGCTCTTGCCCATAAAGCAGAAGAACTTCCATTAATCATCGAACTGGTGAGCAAAGATAAAAAATATGTCATCTGCCACGCCGATTATCCCTTTGACGAATACGAGTTTGGAAAGCCAGTTGATCATCAGCAGGTAATCTGGAACCGCAAACGAATCAGCAACTCACAAGACGGGATCGTGAAAGAAATTAAAGGCGCGGACACGTTCATCTTTGGTCATACGCCAGCAGTGAAACCACTCAAATTTGCCAACCAGATGTATATCGATACCGGCGCAGTGTTCTGCGGAAACCTCACATTGATTCAGGTACAGGGAGAAGGCGTATGGGCATAAGAGAACTAAACCTCACCAAAGAGCAGCACGAGTGGCTGAATGGCTGGCTTGATCTGTGGGGCGCATGGGTTTATTCAGGTCGTCTGGAAAAGCGCATGAGCAGCGTAATAGCGAAGTTCATGGAGAGCGTAGAGCCGGGAAGAGTTATGACAAGGCCAATGTGCAATGATGATGATGGAATGTTGATTTCTCAGGTCGTCGATTCCGTCATGTACATTGACAAGAAAGCCTTTGGCATCCTCCTCAGCTACTACGCTCATGGTTCATCTAAGCGAGCAATTGCATCCTACTATCACGCGACTGCAAAGCCACGCAAGATGTGTGGACGTGGTGGCGATGGATGGAGAAAACCTTCACTGGCAACCTGTAGAAACGAAATTGACGACATCCTGAAAGCGTCGTTATTTGTTTTGTACCAACCAATGCAAAATGCTTTCAAAATGCGTAAACGTGTTGAGAAAGTTAAGCATGTTGCTGTTAAAAGCCTTGACATGCAATTATCCATTTAGCCATAATTAGAAGGTAAGCTGCCGTTAGTGACTCTTAAGTTGCAACGGTGGCTTTTTTTGTTTGCACAACAGGTAAGAGTATTGAACCCGCAGACCTCGCGGAATTGGTTAAAGGTGCCGCGCAGTGCTCTTATCGTTGTGGTGAATACGCAGGCTGATGCGTTAATCAGGTGAACGAGATACCCGCCGGTCCGTGATATGGCACACCGTGCCGGTCATATCTGCCGCGGTTAGGTTTACGAGGATTTCGTAAAGCTGGTCTAGGGTGAAGCCGTGAAAGCGGAGGAAGTAAAACGAGGCGTCGGTACACGCCTATCGCCATTAAGTCGGAGTTCAGCACCGACCGCCACAACCCAAACTGAGCCGTAGCCACTGGCTGTCCTGAATTCATCAGTGATAGTTACGCTGCGGCCTTCTACACATGATCTTCGTGAAAGCGGGTGACAGGAGGTCGCGCTAACAACCTCCTGCCGTTTTGCCCGTGCATATCGGTCACGAACAAATCTGATTACTAAACACAGTAGCCTGGATTTGTTCTATCAGTAATCGACCTTATTCCTAATTAAATAGAGCAAATCCCCTTATTGTGGGTAAGACATGAAGATGCCAGAAAAACATGACCTGTTAGCCGCTATTCTCGCGGCAAAGGAACAAGGCATCGGGGCAATCCTTGCGTTTGCAATGGCGTACCTTCGCGGCAGATATAATGGCGGTGCGTTTACAAAAACAGTAATCGACGCAACGATGTGCGCCATTATCGCCTGGTTCATTCGTGACCTTCTCGACTTCGCCGGACTAAGTAGCAATCTCGCTTATATAACGAGCGTGTTCATCGGCTACATCGGTACTGACTCGATTGGTTCGCTTATCAAACGCTTCGCTGCTAAAAAAGCCGGAGTAGAAGATGGTGGAAATCAATAATCAACGTAAGGCGTTCCTCGATATGCTGGCGTGGTCAGAGGGAACTGATAACGGACGTCAGAAAACCAGAAATCATGGTTATGACGTCATTGTTGGCGGAGAGCTATTCACTGATTACTCCGATCACCCTCGCAAACTTGTCACGCTAAACCCAAAACTCAAATCAACAGCCGCCGGACGTTACCAGCTTCTTTCCCGTTGGTGGGATGCCTATCGTAAGCAGCTTGGCCTGAAAGACTTTTCTCCGAAAAGCCAGGACGCTGTGGCACTGCAACAGATTAAAGAGCGTGGCGCTTTACCGATGATTGACCGCGGTGATATTCGTCAGGCAATCGACCGTTGCAGCAATATCTGGGCTTCACTGCCGGGCGCTGGTTATGGTCAGTTCGAGCATAAGGCTGACAGCCTGATTGCAAAATTCAAAGAAGCAGGCGGAACAGTCAGAGAGATTGAGGTATGAGCAGAGTAACCGCGATTATCTCCGCTCTGGTTATCTGCATCATCGTCTGTCTGTCATGGGCGGTTAATCATTACCGTGATAACGCCACCGCCTACAAAGACCAGCGCGATAAAGCCACATCCATCATCGCTGATATGCAGAAGCGTCAACGTGATGTAGCAGAACTCGACGCCAGATACACAAAGGAGCTTGCTGATGCTAACGCGACTATCGAAAGTCTCCGTGCTGATGTTTCTGCTGGTCGTAAGCGCCTGCAAGTCGCCGCCACCTGTGCAAAGTCAACGACCGGAGCCGGCGGCATGGGCGATGGAGAAAGCCCAGGACTTACAGCAGATGCTGAACTCAATTATTACCGTCTCCGAAGTGGAATCGACAAGATAACCGCGCAGGTTAACTACCTGCAGGAATACATCAGGACGCAATGCCTGAAATGATCGGGCGATGAAAACCAAAAAAAACAGGAGCAATACATGACTAAGCTTTATCACCGCATCTCAACTTTTCTCTCTGGTTGCTGGGCGTTTATCACGTCTATTTCGTTCGCCATCTTTAGTTTCGGTAGCACAGCGTGCTCGCTTAGTCGGGGTCTGTGGCGTGCTATTTCAGCACTAGCGCCGAAATTTTTACCTGAAAAGGCTGTTTGGCGAATTGTAGAGCGAATGTGTAGTGAGAGCGTTCGCGAGAAGATTAACGTATTTGGACGTCATCCTCGAAATACAGGCGCATTGTGCAGTCCGTTACTGTAGTCATTACAAAGCCCATCTACGGGTGGGCTTGATAATGAAACCGGAGTTAATTTCTGGTCACTAATTAACGGCAGTACAGCGAAACAACCCAAGCCAGTAAGTGGGGAAATAACACTGGCAGCCACTGAAAGATGAACCTCCTGCCTTATGGCAAAAAAGATTCTTTGTGGTGGCGGACTGATGGAAAGACATCGGTTATTGCAGAGGCCATTCAATGAGTGGTCTCGACAATGGCTTATACCCTGCACGGGATATCTTAACTGATATCCCTTTTAACGGATAAACGGAGCCAACAATGGCAGAGATTATTCCCATGACTGAAGAACAGAAATTCCAGTTAGAGATTTACAAGCTGGTCATGAACCAGAACGCAGCCGCGGAGGAAGCATTTCAATTCATTGGCACTGACGAACTGAAGCTTGAGCTATTCAAAATTCACTTCCAGTCAGGCGGCGCTAATTCAGATATCACGACCCGCACTATCGAAGCGGTGCGTAAATCGAAGGAAGCGTTAGACCTGTTCACTACCGGAGCATAAACATGGCAACTCAAGGTTTCGACAACCCATCCAAATTCCGCGATGAATGGGATAAGCAAGCAGAAGGGAAATAATCAATATGGCAGCACCAAAGGGTAACCGATTTTGGGAGGCCCGCAGTAGTCATGGGCGAAACCCTAAATTCGAATCGCCTGAGGCGCTGTGGGCTGCTTGTTGTGAATACTTCGAGTGGGCTGATGATAACCCGCTATGGGAGGGTAAGGTATTTTCATATCAGGGAGAAATAATTAAGGCTAATGTCCCTAAGATGCGAGCCATGACTATTTCAGGATTGTGTACCTTCCTTGATATCACCAGGCAAACATGGGGAACCTTCCGGTCAATGGAAGGTTTTTCTGACGTCACATCACGAGCGGAAGACATCATCTACGACCAGAAATTCTCTGGCGCAGCCGCTGACCTTCTCAACGCTAATATCATCGCCCGTGATTTGGGCCTCAAAGAGCAGTCGCAAGTTGAAGACGTGACACCTGATAAGGGAGATCGCGATAAGCGACGCTCTCGTATCAAGGAGCTATTCAACCGTGGAACTGGACGCGATTCTTGATAACTTGAGCGACGAAGAGCAAATCGAATTGCTCGAGCTACTCGAAGAAGAAGAGAACTACCGTAACACACACCTGCTATATGAATTTACGCCATACAGCAAACAGCGTGAGTTCATCGACGCCGGGCATGACTATCCAGAGCGATGTTTTATGGCTGGTAACCAGCTTGGTAAGTCATTTACTGGTGCTGCTGAAGTCGCGTTTCACCTTACCGGGCGTTATCCGGGCACAAAAGGCTATCCTGCTGATGGTAAATATGGCGGTGAGTGGAAAGGTAAGCGTTTCTATGAGCCTGTTGTCTTCTGGATTGGCGGCGAGACAAACGAGACGGTAACCAAAACGACTCAACGCATCCTGTGCGGTCGTATTGAAGAGAATGATGAGCCGGGCTACGGTTCAATACCGAAAGAGGACATCATTAGCTGGAAGAAGTCTCCTTTCTTTCCGAACCTTGTTGATCATCTTCTGGTTAAGCATCACACGGCTGATGGCGTTGAAGATGGCATTTCAATCTGCTACTTCAAACCATACTCGCAAGGCCGCGCTCGCTGGCAGGGTGACACAATCCACGGCGTGTGGTTTGACGAAGAGCCACCATACAGCATTTATGGTGAAGGCCTTACCCGTACCAACAAATACGGGCAATTCTCAATTCTGACGTTTACCCCGCTGATGGGGATGTCTGACGTTGTTACCAAGTTCCTGAAGAACCCCAGCAAGTCGCAGAAAGTGGTCAACATGACCATCTATGACGCTGAGCACTACACAGACGAACAGAAAGAGCAAATCATCGCATCCTATCCCGAGCATGAGAGAGAGGCGCGTGCTCGCGGTATTCCTACGATGGGTAGCGGTCGAATCTTCCAGATACCGGAAGAGACGATTAAGTGTCAGCCGTTCGAGTGTCCTGATCACTTCTACGTCATCAATGCAATGGACTTCGGATGGGATCACCCACAGGCACATATCCAGCTTTGGTGGGATAAAGACGAGGACGTGATTTATCTTTCTCGCGTCTGGAAGGCCAAACAGAAGAAGGCGACAGAGGCATGGAGTGCTGTTAAAGCATGGAGCAAAAACACCCCTACGGCTTGGCCTCATGACGGGCATCAGCACGAAAAGGGAGGCGGCGCTCAGCTCAAGGAACAATACGCCGACGCTGGGTTCGACATGTTGCCAGATCATGCAACATGGCCTGATGGAGGTAATGCGGTCGAACCCGGGATAGCAGAGATACGCGACATGATGCTCGACGGTCGTTTCAAGGTATTTAACACCTGCGAGCCATTCTTTGAAGAGTTTCGTCTGTATCACCGCGATGAGAACGGGAAGATCGTCAAGCTAAATGACGACATCCTTTCTGCTGTTCGCTATGGCTACATGATGAGGCGTTTTGCAATACAGATGCGAGACATCAAAGATCCTAAAGAGATTGATTACTCAAGCTACAACATACCTTGCGGAGTTGGATGATGGCTGATGATAGAAAGATGACTGACTGGCATCGCAAGGTGCTGTGCAACTTTGATAAAGCCTGGTCAGCAACGCAGGATATGCGTGAGCAGATTATTGAGGCTCAACGTTTCGTCCGGGTGTCCGGCGCACAGTGGGAAGGCAGCACAAACGCTGGTTACTCATTTGATGAAGGCAGGTTTGAGCATTACCCGCGCTTTGAACTGAATAAGATTGCCCGTGAATGTGATCGCATCATTGGCGAGTATCGACAGAATCGCATAAGCGTTAAATTCAGGCCGAAGGACGATAAGGCATCGGAAGCGTTAGCCGAAAAGATGAACGGCAAATTCCGCGCTGACTATCAGGAAACATCCGGTGGCGAAGCGTGTGATAACGCATTTGATGATGCTGTAACGGGCGGATTCGGTTGTTTCCGCATGTGTGCCGATTACGAAGATGAAATGGATCCGAGTAACGAGCAGCGACGCATCAGCCTTCTTCCTGTTTACGACCCGGCGACATGCGTCTTCTTCGATCAGGACAGCAAGCAATATGACCGCTCTGATGCCATGTGGGCTATGGAAATGTTCTCCATGACGCCTAAAGCGTTCGAGGCTGAATACCCTGATTCCATCGCGGCAAGCCTTTCTCGTGATGACACTGGTACTCAGTATGACTGGTCAACGCCTGACGCCATCTATGTTGGACGCTACTACGAAGTCCGCATAGAGAAGGTGAAGCTCACAGCATGGCGTAACCCTGTCAGCGGAGAAACGGCAATCTATGATGAAGAGCAAATCAAAGATATTGTCGACGAGCTGACCGATGGTGCATTCGAACTGATTGGCGAGCGAACGGTGAAGAAACGCCGAGTTTATTGCGGTCTTCTGTCTGGCGCTGAATGGCTGGAAGAACCGAAGCGTATTCCGGGCGAACATATTCCTCTCATCCCGGTATATGGGCGTCGTTCATTTGTTGATAATCAGGAGCGAATCGAAGGCCACGCAGCAAAAGCGATGGATGCACAGCGTCTTGAGAACCTGATGGTTTCCATGATTGCAGATAACGCTACTCAGGCTGGCGGCGATGGCATTCCTATCGTGGATGTTGATTTCATTCCCGGTCCATTAATGAATCACTGGGCAGAGAGGAATAAGAAAAGACCTGCAGTTCTTCCCATGACCAGCAAGAAGGACAAAAACGGAACGGTCATTTCAGAGGCTCAGGTTGCTGGCTGGACACCTCCGACACAAATGCCTCCTGCTCTTGCTGGGCTATTGCAGTACACCGGAACGGCTATTCAGCAAATTACAGGTGCGTCGCAGCTTGAGAACATGCCGAGCAACGTCGCTACCGATACCGTTGATAGCATCTTTAACCGGATGGACACGCAGTCCTATATCTACATGGACAACATGGCTAAATCCATGCGCCGTGCTGGCGTCGTGTGGCTTTCTATGGCTCGTGAAGTCTATGGCAGCGATACGCCAATGCGCATCGTTAATGAGGATGGCAGCGATGACGTGGCGCTGATGACTGGTGAAGTGGTTGACCGTCAGACAGGGAAGGTTATCGCGCTTAACGACCTTTCGCAGGGTAACTATGAAGTGACTGTCGATGTCGGTCAGTCGTTCGCTACTCGCCGTGATGCAACGGTTAAGTCGTTGCTTTCCATGCTGGCACTTATCCCGCCAGGAACGCCGAAGCATGACCTTGTATCGTCGATGATTCTCGACAATATGGACGGCGAAGGGATGGACGACCTTAAAGAATACAACCGCAATCAGTTGCTTCTGTCTGGCGTTATTAAGCCGAGAACACCAGAAGAACAGCAAATGGTTGAGCAGGCGAAACAACAACAGGCCAGTCAGCCAGATCCGGCTATGGTTGCTGCGCAAGGTCAGCTTCTTGCTGGTCAGGCTGAATTGCAGAAAGCGCAGAACGAACAGGCAGCCATTCAGGTTAAAGCATTCCAGGCACAGACTGATGCTCAGGTTGCAGCGGCAAATGTTGTGAAAATCCTCGCATCTGCCGATAGCCAGCAGAAATCTGATATCCGCGAGGCTCTGAAACTGCTCGGACAGTTCCAGCAACAGCAAGGAGACAATGCCCGTGCTGATGCAGAGCTTGTCCTGAAAAGTCAGGCACAGGGCCATGCGCAGCACATGGACATCAGCAGCATCCTGCAAAAATCAACTCAGCAACAACCACAGCAGTAATTAACCCATAACGTGCAATGGCTGTCTTTATGAGGCCTGGCACCCTATTGCCTTCCGATGGGCTGAACATCGAGTAAACAGGGGTAACAAATGGACCAGATGGCAGAAAACACACCAGAAGTTGAAATCGAACCCGACGCGTCAGAGCAGATTCCTGATGATGTCGAACTGGCTGAAGAAGTCGAAAAAGCAGATGGCAGTGAGTCCTCAGGAAATGATGCAGAGGAAGCTACTGACACTGATGACGACGAATCAGAGCAGGAATTCTACTTTGGTGACGAAAAGCTGGATTCGCCAACCAGCGAAGATGGCGCAGAGCATGGACTGGTAAAACACCTGCGCAAGACGATTAAAGAGAAAGACCGCGAGCTGAAAGAGCTGATGCGTCAGTCTCAGAAACCCGTCGAGCAGCAGCCGGTAATCACTCAACCACCGCGAATGCCAAAACTGGACGATGAGGACATCGGTTTCGATGAAGAAATCTATCAGCAACGCATGGCTAAGTGGGCAGAGGATAACGGCAAGTACCAGCAACAGGAGATGGCTCGCAAGCAGAAGGAGCAGGAGCTTCAGGCTGCCTATCAAGATCGATTATCCAAATATCAGCAACGTGTTAAGGCTCTCAAAGTTCCTGGCTATCAGGAAGCTGAGCAGGCCGTACTCGAGGAAATTCCCATCGAGACACAAAACGCGATCCTGTTTGAGTCAGAGAAGCCGGAAATCGTTGTTCTGGCGCTCGGTCGCAACGCTGAACTGCGCAAGCAACTGGCAGAAGCTACCAACCCCGTAGCAATTGGTCGTCTGCTGGAACGTATCGAATCGAAGGCCAGAATCATGCCAAAAGCAAAAACCACGGCAGCCACAACCCCGAAAGTTAAGGGGAGCAACGGCGCAGTAATCAACAACCTCGACAAACTTCTCGAAAAAGCGCGCGACACCGGTGATTACACCGAATACCGGGCGGCGAAGAACAAAGCTAAAAAATAATCCATCGGAGCTAAATACCTATGTATAACCAGTTAACCAAAGACCTCGAAATCCTCTTTGAGAACGTCATTGATAGTTTTGAGGCGTCTAATGTCGTTTCCCGCGAGTGCAGCAAGTTCCGACCGGGCGACACTGAAATGCAGCGCGCTGGCGACGTTGTTTATCGCCCTCAGGGCTACCACCTGAAAACCGTGAGCGGACTTGATCTGACTTCGGCCACTGCAAACTCACTCGTTCAGCGTCAGGTGCCTGCTCGCTTCCGCGAGCCAGAGAACGTCATCTACGAACTGGACGCAAAAGAAATGCGCGATCCGTGGCACAAAGAGCAGGCTGGCAAGGCGGCGGGTCGCCAGTTGGCGGCGTGGGTTGATAACATGATCGTCGATGAGGTGGCCGCTCGCTCCACCAATGTGGTCACCATTAAATCGGCGTCCACCGGTAACACTCTCGGCGAAGAACTCTGGAACGCATCGGCCGAAGTTGATGCAATGATGCTGTCCATTGGTGTGCCTCAGGGTGGTCAGCGCAAGGCGTTCTACAACCCGTTCAACTACAAAGACCTGGCTAAGGAGCTTGGCTCTCGCGCATATGCGGTCGGTGCAACTCTGACAGCCTATGAGAAAGCTCAGATTCCACCGGTGGCATCCTTCGACAGTTTCCGCGTTGATTATGCTGGCGCAATGAAGGCTGGTTCAGCTACCGCTGTAACTCTCGGCGGCGCAGTAAAACACAAAGTTACCGCGATGGATTCCAACGGCGCGCCTACCGATAACCGCCAGGGTGACATCACCGTATCCACTGCTGACGTACTGGCTGTCGGCGATGCATTCACTATCGCAGGCGTTAACAGTGTCCACATGATCAAGAAGGTGGATACCGGTAAGCCGCAGGTATTCCGCGTCCTGGCGGTAAATGGCACTACCGTTACCATCAGCCCGAAAATTCTGCCACCAGACAACGAGGATAAGGCGTCTATTCCTTACCAGAACGTTACCGCCAATCCGGTGGATAACGCGGCGATCACCATCCTCAACAAGAAGGCTGCGGCTTCCAATATCTTCTTCGCTGAGGGTTCTGTTGAGCTGATGTATGGCAAGTTGGCATTCCCTACCGGCCAGGGTCCGCAGGTTATGACCGCAACGACCGAGCAGGGTGCGACCATCATCATGGCTTACCAGTTCGACGCTAAATCTGGCAAAACGTGGACTCGCTTCACCACGCTGGCTGGCGCAAGCGTACTGGTCCCGGAATTCACCGGCCTGGTACTGGCTAACCAGTAATCCAAGGGGCTTCGGCCCCTCTTTTTTTTGGAGATCGAAATGTCTCAAATCATGCTTTATAAGCCGGGCTCGATGATCACCTGCGGCCCCCACTCGCTGGATTACATCATTGTTGATGACGAAGAAGTTAAATCTCACCTGAAAAAAGGTTGGGTAAAAACTCCTGAAGAAACCGCAACGAAGCAAAAAGTGGCTAAGGCGGAAGAAGATGGCGAAAACGAAGGGTGATCTCGTTCTAAAGGCTTTACGAAAAGCCGGACTGTATTCCAATGCCACGTTGACAGATGCTGACCCTCAGGCAATTGAAGATGCCATTAATGACCTCGAAGACATGATGGCAGCATGGCAGGCTAAAGGTATCGAGCTTGGATATCAGTTTGCTGATACAGAAAACGGCATCATGCCGTTACCTGACGATGATTCAGGTATCCCTGCATGGGCAAATGATGGCGTCGCTTTGAAACTCGCTGTGCAAGTGTGCATGGATAACGTCATTCAGCCGTCAGACGCTCTCCTTACCGCTGCTGACAGTGCATATCAGACAATCTGTATCGCTTTAACCAAAATACCACCACTTGAGCGGCGAAATGACATGCCTCGCGGTAGTGGTAACAAAAGCGCGTTTACGTGGAATCGGTTTTACATCGAGAAAGATGATCCGAGTACGTGAGGTGAATAAATGCCGATTCAGCAACTTCCGCTTATGAAAGGTGTCGGCAAAGACTTTCGAAACGCTGACTATATCGATTATCTGCCAGTGAATATGTTGGCAATTTTGATATAATAAGTACATGAAAAATCGAAACTTTAAGGAGTAGATATGCTTTCTGAGAATGCTAAAGATATACCTGGATTTGAAGGTGTTTATGCCGTAACAGAAGATGGCAGGGTGTATTCTCACTCACGTGTTGTTAAGGCTGCGCATGGCAGCACGCAACTCAGAAAGGGGCGCTGGTTAAAGCCTAAAATCAATCAGGGAAGGGTGCTTTATAATATCGGAGCAAAATGGACTTTTGCCCATCGAATCGTTGCAATGACATTCCTGCCAAATCCTGAAAACAAGCCTCAGGTAAATCATATTGATGGCAATCCACTCAATAATAACGTCAATAATCTTGAGTGGTGCACTCAAAGCGAAAACATCAAACATGCATACGCCACAGGATTAAAGAAACCAATCAAGTTTTTCGGAACCAAGCACCCAAAACACAAGTTGAGTGATGACGATGTTCTTGCAATCAAGTCATCAAAAGAAAGCTTGTCAGTAATTGCGGCTAAGTACGGGATATCTAAGACCTGGGCAAGTAGGCTAAAGCGTGATGCTAACTGGGTTCATATAAAGGTTGATTCCAATGGCAATACAACAACTACCACTAATGAAGGGATTAGGGAAAAGTGCGGTTAATGCTGATTATATAGACCAACTTCCAGTCAATCTTTTAGCTACGCCCAAGGAGGTGTTGAATTCATCGGGATATCTTCGCTCATTCCCGGGCATTGCAAAACGTTCCGACGTGAATGGCGTATCGCGGGGCGTCGAGTACAACATGGCGCAGAGTGCTGTTTATCGTGTGTGTGGTGGCAAGCTGTACAAAGGAGAAAGTGAAGTCGGTGATGTTGCCGGAAGTGGTCGTGTATCAATGGCGCATGGTCGGACATCACAGGCGGTAGGCGTTAATGGTCAACTGGTCGAGTATCGCTATGATGGCACGGTTAAAACCGTCTCAAACTGGCCTACAGACAGCGGATTCACGCAGTATGAATTAGGCTCAGTCCGTGACATTACGCGCTTACGTGGGCGTTATGCGTGGTCAAAAGACGGCACGGATTCATGGTTTATCACTGACCCTGAAGACGAATCGCATCCTGACCGTTACAGCGCACAATATCGCGCAGAATCGCAGCCGGACGGCATCATCGGCATCGGAACATGGCGAGACTTCATCGTCTGCTTTGGTTCATCGACGATTGAATATTTCTCCCTGACGGGTGCAACCACCGTTGGTGCTGCTTTGTATGTCGCACAGCCATCTCTTATGGTGCAGAAAGGCATTGCCGGAACTTACTGCAAAACGCCATTCGCTGATTCTTATGCGTTCATCAGCAATCCGGCAACGGGTGCGCCGTCTGTATACATCATCGGCTCCGGTCAGGTATCACCAATCGCCAGCGCGAGCATTGAGAAAATCCTCCGCTCCTACACTGCTGATGAACTGGCTGATGGCGTGATGGAGTCTCTGCGATTTGATGCTCATGAGTTGCTGATTATCCACCTTCCGCGTCATGTCCTCGTGTACGACGCATCTTCAAGCGTCAATGGTCCGCAATGGTGTGTGTTGAAAACTGGCTTGTATGACGATGTGTACCGCGCTATCGACTTCATTTACGAAGGCAATCAGATAACGTGCGGCGATAAGCTGGAATCGGTTACCGGTAAATTGCAGTTCGATATCAGCAGCCAGTACGACAAGCAACAGGAACACCTGCTGTTTACTCCATTGTTCAAAGCGGATAACGCAAGAGTGTTTGACCTTGAAGTTGAATCGTCAACTGGTGTTGCGCAGTACGCTGACCGCCTGTTCCTCTCTGCAACTACTGACGGCATCAATTACGGACGTGAGCAGATGATTGAGCAGAATGAACCGTTCGTTTACGACAAACGCGTTTTGTGGAAGAAAGTAGGGCGCATCAGGAAAAACATTGGCTTCAAATTGCGCGTTATCACGAAGTCACCTGTCACTCTGTCTGGCTGCCAGATAAGGATCGAGTAATGGCTGATTCGAATCTCAACACACCGGTTATTGTTCAGGCGACGCGGCTCGATACATCAATCCTTCCACGCAATATCTTCAGCCAGTCTTACCTGCTGTATGTCATTAATCAGGGGGCTGATGTCGGCGCAATTGCCGGGAAGGCAAATCAGGCTGGTCAGGGCGCTTACGATGCTCAGGCAAAAAACGATGAACAGGACGTCGAACTGGCAGATCACGACGCAAGAATCACCGCAAACACAAAAGCGATAAATCTCCTTGAGGTCAGGTTAACAACCGCCGAAGGGAAGATAGTCGTACTACGTAGCGATGTTGATTACTTGCTGGATGAGGTTATCGATATTCAGGCGCATCTGGTCACTGTTGACCAAAGACTGGATGGCGTAGAAAGCGATGTATCTGACATTAAGAGTGATTACGTATCGAAAACCGTAACCGAATCGCAGTCTCTTGCGTCACCGCTGGATGTAAAAACATCATATTCAGTTGATGGAATTCAGGTCGTTGGAGCAAGGCAGACCGGATGGACTGCAGCCACAGGTACGCCACTTCTTGGCTCATTCAACGCTAACCAGTCATACACTGTCGGCACTACGTACACGCAATCCGAAGTCGCAGCTCTCGCTACAGGTTTGCAGCAGGCGCGGCAGCGTATTCTGGCGCTTGAAACGGCACTTAGATTACATGGGCTGATTGACTGATGATTACATTCAAACCAACGCGAAACATCGACCTGATAGAAGCAGTCGGAAATCACCCTGACATTATTGCCGGGAGCAACAACGGTGATGGATATGACTACAAACCTGAATGCCGTTACTTTGAGGTGAACGTGCACGGTCAGTTTGGCGGCATTGTTTACTATCAGGAGATTCAGCCGCTGACATTCGATTGCCACGCCATGTACCTGCCAGAGATTCGCGGCTTCAGCAAGGAAATCGGGCTGTCGTTCTGGAGATACATTCTGACTAACACCACCGTTCAGTGCGTAACATCGTTCGCTGCACGCAAATTCCGCCACGGTCAGATGTACTGCGCAATGATTGGCCTTAAGCGTGTCGGAACCATCAAGAAATACTTTAAAGGCGTGGATGACGTGACTTTTTACAGCGCCACACGCGAAGAACTAATCGACTTCCTGAATCACGGGAGATAGCCATGTTATATGCATTTAAGCTGGGCAGAAAGCTGCGCGGCGAGGAACCTTATTGCCCTGAAAAAGGCGGGAAAGGTGGCAGTTCTGATAAAAGTGCAAAGTATGCCGCAGAAGCTCAGAAGTATGCCGCAGACCTGCAAAATCAGCAGTTCAACACCATCATGAATAACCTAAAGCCGTTTACTCCTCTGGCTGATAAGTATGTCGGCAGCCTCGAGAACTTATCGTCTCTGGAAGGGCAAGGTCAGGCGCTTAACCAGTATTACAACTCTCAGCAGTACAAAGATCTTGCTGGTCAGGCTCGCTATCAGAGTCTGGCGGCAGCGGAAGCAACAGGTGGATTGGGTTCCACCGCAACCAGTAATCAGTTAGCAACAATCGCACCAACGCTTGGTCAGCAATGGCTATCTGGTCAGATGAACAACTACCAGAATCTGGCAAATATTGGTCTTGGCGCACTGCAAGGTCAGGCAAACGCCGGGCAGACATATGCCAACAACATGAGTCAGATTTCGCAGCAAAGTGCGGCTCTTGCAGCGGCAAATGCCAACCGACCGTCAGCATTGCATCAGGGTGTTAGTGGTGCTGCATCCGGTGCGCTTTTGGGTGGTGGCATAGCCAGTGCTCTCGAGCTATCAACTCCGTGGGGTGCTGGTATCGGTGCTGGTCTTGGTCTGCTTGGATCGTTGTTTTAAGGGGTAATCAATGGCTACGTGGCAACAGGGTATTAATTCTGGTGGTTTTCTGGCTGGCATCGGTACGCAAAATGAGAATGCGCCAAAGGCAAGCGACATTAACGCAACGCTTGGTCTGATCCGCGAAAACAATGAACTGGCTCGCTCAGGTGCAAATAACGTTGGTCTGACCGCGTTACGTGGTCTGGCTGGAGTTGCTGATATTTATAAGCAGGAACAGCAACAGAAAGCGATTAATGCGTTCAATAAGGTTCATGCTGATGCATGGGCTTCTGGTGATCCATCGGGACTATTTAAGTTTGCCCAGGAAAATCCAGCGCTTGTTGCGCAGGCACAACAGGCGTTTTCCGGTCTTAATGAGCAGCAACGCAACGATATGGGCGATTTAGCCATGAGGGCTAACGTCGCTCTTTCTCAGGGACCGGAAGCCTACAGTAAATTCATTACTGACAACAAGGACAGGTTAAATCGCGTGGGTGCTAATGCTGACTGGATGATTCAGACAGGTATCCAGAATCCAGAGCAGCTATCACACATGCTGACTACTATGTCTCTCGGTGCGCTTGGACCAGAAAAGGCGTTTGCTGTTCAGGACAAGATGGCAGGTCGTGAGATTGACCGAGGCAGGCTGGCAGAGACAATCCGCAGCAATCAGGCTGGTGAAGCACTTCAGGCGAGAGGGCAGGATATTAGCCGAGCAAATGCGTTAACGTCAGCATATGCACCAACAGCCGCAATGCAGAATTACAATCAGTACGCGCAAATGTTAAAGGTAGATCCAGATGGTGCAGCGGCATTTGCGGCAGCGGCGGGAATTAATCCCAATGCTAAGAAATTACTTAAGGTTGAAACCAATCCTGATGGCTCGGTAACTAAGTATTACACCGATGGCAGCGAGGAAGCCGGAAAACTAAACCAACCTATATCTGGTGATGGCATTAAACCAATTAGCTTGCCACAAGCGCAAAGCATCATAGATAAGGCTAATGAGGGTTCCAAGAAGGCGGCGGGATTTGCTTTGCGATTAAAAGATTCAATGGACTCAATGAATCAGCTTAGTAAAAGCATTGACCCTAAGCGAGTTGCATTAATAAATCGCTCTCTTGGTGATGGGTCTATTGCAAATTTAAGCCTATCACCAGCGGAGCAGCAATATATGGTAAATGCGAGAGACGCCTTGTATGCAATTTTGCGCCCAGAAACAGGTGCAGCAATTACTCTGCCAGAGATGCAGGAGTATTCCAAAATGTACCTGCCTCAGCCCGGTGATTCCAAGGATGCTACTGAAACAAAAATGCGAAAAATGCAGGGCCAATATAACTCATTACGTGGTCAGTCTGGTCGCGTTTATGATGCTTTGGTGGTTTCAAGTGCTGCAAATAGTCAACAACAGAGCAATAGCCAACAACCGACAAATACCCAACAGCAGCAGAGTCAATCCGGATCATATACCTCAAAATCAGGCATTCAATTTACGGTGGAATGATGAAAGTAACTGCAAACGGTAAGACATTTACCTTTCCTGATGGTACGAGCACCGAAGATATTGGCACCGCCATTGATGAGTATTTTGCTGGTCAGGCTGTTCAGCAACAAACAGTTAATCAGGACAATAATGCACCAACACGGGAAGAACCATCATTGATGCAACAAGCTGGCGATTGGCTCACTGGTGGTCAAAGTGCAGGGCAAATTGCAGAACAGGCTGGTCGTGGTCTGGTAAACATACCATTTGACGTATTGCAGGGTGGAGCAAGTCTGATTAATGCAATCAGTCAGGGGCTTGGTGGGCCAAAAGTTTTGGATGATGTTTATCGTCCAGTAGACAGACCGACAGACCCTTACGCGCAAGCCGGTGAAACAATTGGTGGGTATCTCCTGCCAATTGGCACAGCGGCAAAAGCTGCTGGAGCGCCAGCAAAGCTCGCTGGAGATATCGGTTCCGCAGGAAACATGATTGCAGGTTCTCTTGCTGATGCTGCAAATCAGGAGGGTGATTTTGCACAAAATGCCGCCATTAACGGTGGTATCAATATTGGTGCTCAAGGCGTTCTTTCAGGTGTCGGGCGCGTTATTGCGCCAAGGGTTTCACAGACTCTTGGGGGTGCAGCACTGAATTCTGCTAATGATGTTTCCAGGATGGCAAAGTCAGGTGCTGGGCGGCAGTCAATTGCCAGACAGGCCGCTAATGTGTCCGAAGATGTTGCAAAAGCGGCTGAGTCTGCTGGAATTGATATAAACGCATTAACACCGGGAATGCGATCTGGAAGTCGTGGAATTGCACAAGCCGAAGGCGCATTGGCATCAACACCAGGAATTGTTCAGGACGCCCATCAGGCAGCATTTAACGAAATATCATCAAAGTTAAGTCGAAACCTTGATGAATTGGGGGCCGCATCTGGAACGGCATCAGAAAAAAGTGCGGCTATAAAACAAAGGATTCTTCAAAATCTTGATCAGATGAAGGATGCCGAGCGCGCGGCATGGGATGACGTGCGGTCAACAATGCCAAATCAAAAAGCAAGAATGCTAAATGGTAATGCCGTTATTCAGGCAGAGCGAGCTGCTGGCATACCGTTTACTCCTGAAATGAAACAGTTTGTTCAGGCAAACAATCAAGGTGGAGTAACATTTGATGGCATGAAAGCATGGAGAGCGAAATTTGCTGATGCGGAGCAAAAATATAAGCGTAGCGGAGAGGCAAATGCGGCAAGGAGAGCAGGGGAAATACGCCGGGCAATTACTGATGATATGCGCACAATGGCGGAAAACGGCGGATTTCTTGATGACTGGCAAAAAGCTAATGATCTGTCTAAAGCGAGGTTATCAGCACAAGAGAGTGCAGAGTCTGTTTTCGGGCGTGATTTGGCAACAGATGCACTGATTACGAATGGAGTAAAATCCCTTCAATCATCGTCAGCTAAAGGTCTTAATGGTCCTGCTGGATTCCATTCTATGATCCGCGCGCTGCCAGAATCAGAGCGTGTTCCTGCTATATCATCAATGTTGCAGGATGCTATCTCGCATGGTGTACGTGGTGGCAAATCTGATGCAGCAGGAATTAACCATATCGCAGGGATACTTACCCCACAAAATGTAAAAGCCATTAGCAGATATTCCTCAGAGCTTGGAAGAATTGCTGATGCATATGGCACTCTTGCAAGAGCGGCAGTGAAACCTCAGCAATATATTGAAAGAACAGGAAGAACTGCCAATGTTCTACGTGATCTGGATGCTGGTTTATCTAACGTCACATCAACAGTGTTAAATGCAATTGCCAACTCAACATCAGGTGCCATTGTTGGTGGCGCTGGAGGAGGCACTGCAGGCGCTGCCGCAGGTGCTTTAGTTGGCGCTGGGTTAAAAGGCGCTGTATCTAAAATTGCCACCACACGTAGTGGCCGGTATGCGATAGAGAAAGCAGTTCAGGAAGCAACTAAAGCAGTAAGAGCAGGCGGAAGCAAAGAAGCATTAGCGGCGGCGGAACGCAGATTTATGGCAAATAAAGCTGCCGTAAAAGCAATACGCGATGCTATTGGTAGCGATGAATTCAATCGCTTGTCGAGAGCTGGTATTGTCGCCTCGTTAAGCGGTATGAATGAATATGAATAGTTTTATCTACTGTTGCATATAACTGTGTTTCCAAATCCTGATAAGACTTAAGAATAAGAATTACCTCCTTCAGTACATAACTACTGACAGATAACCAACGCAACGACCCAGCTTCGGCTGGGTTTTTTATGCCCAAAATTCACCATGGCCACGATGCGGCGATTCATTGTATCTGGAGCAAATTAAATGACAGACATTACAGCCAATTTTGTAGTGAGTATGCCATCGCAGCTCTTCACTATGGCGCGTTCTTTTAAAGCTGTAGCTAATGGCAAAATTTATATCGGAAAGATTGATACTGATCCGGTAAATTCAGAAAACCAGATTCCGGTTTATGTAAGGAGTGAAGACGGTTCTCATATTGCCGTCTCACAGCCAATAGTTATCAATGCGGCTGGATACCCGGTATATAACGGACAGATAGCCAAGTTCGTAACTGTGCAAGGTTATTCTATGGCTGTTTATGACGCGTGCGGGGTGCAGCAGTTCTATTTCCCGAATATACTGAAGTATGACCCGGATCAACTACTTGCTGAATTGTCAGGTCCATGTGGATCTGAAATGATTGGACGACCGGGTGGTGGAACTGTAGCAGATGTGATGCCATTAAAGGTCGATTTAAACATTCATGTACCATCAGATTATTCTTCACTGTCCGAAGCTCTGTTAAGTCTACATGACAAACGATTTCCTGATACGAAAGTTAACATCACCGTCGCTCCCGGACTGTACACTGAATCAGCTACGTTACCTTCGTCGCACATTGATGGTGAAAACATCAATATTACCGGTAACACACAGGTATTCACCGCATCCAGAGTAAATTCTGTGGTTGCAGGAACATTCTCAGTTAAACATTGGGATGGTGTAGTAAAAAATCTAAACTACCACATAGTTACAGCCACCGTAACAGGAACTATTCCTCAAGTTGGGGAATACGTTCTCGTGCGTGGAGCGTCTGGTGCAGATACAGCAGAATATCATCTTGGTGTATGGGAGGTTACTTCTGTTACAGGCAACCAAGTAACTTGGCTCACATCTCTTAATTCAGCGCCTCCTGTTGGTGACATTTCCCTGACTGGTTCAATACTGAAGACAGTAATTCATTTTCTTGACTCAGCGAAGGGACCAACTGCAGTTCAGGTGGAGAATTCATTATCACTTGGAATGATTAACGGTATTGCGTTTGTTGGTGCAGCGCGTCCGTTAGCATCAGGAAGTCGTGGACCTGATAAATATGACGTTTTTGGTGGGGATGGCGGCAATACTGGTATTGTGGCCAGAGATGGCGGTGTTCTCAACTTGGGATCAGATATAGGCGTTAGCGGTTTTTCCGGATCTAACGTTTATGCGAATCGCAGCGGGACCATTGTTGTCGGGATTGGTGCTGCTTCCAGTAATTCAGCACGCAACGGTTGGGGATCCGCTTCTGCAGTTACCCAGTGCCAAGGGGTAATTTCCTCAGGTAACCTCATTGATGGTGTTATTGCTCAGGATACGGGATTTACTTTCGCCTTTCAATCTCGCTCATACGGGAACCACCGTCATGCATATGTAGCGTCAGGTGGCGCATCATTAAACATGACTAATTCTGTTGGGCGTGGAAATATAGGAAATGGCATTGAAAATATTAACTCTACAGTGCTTGCAAATGGGTGCGTAATAAGAGACAACGTCGGCATGGCAATAAATAATACTGCCGGTCAGACACGTATGCCTAACAGTGATTTACGCAATAATTCCGGAGTTATATGCTCCCTGCATGGTTCTCTAAATATTACCAGCTCAAACTTAGATGGAGTTTCAGTTAGAGCAGATTCTGGAGGTTTCATTAACGTTACTATGGCAACTGGAGTTGCTACTTATACTCCCGTGCTTAATCACTATTCTATTTTTGGCGGTTTTATTTCAAGCGGCACTGCTCAGGATTTCATTGGGTTTAGTTCTACAGGAAGTAATTCAGTTATGCGCCTTTCAGGCGATAACCACGTTTTGATAGGAACAGCCGCAGATCTTGCTGGACTTCATGGCGCTCGCCTTCACTGTAATGGTCCAGCAGTATTTGCCGGTAGTATTTATCCTTCGACAGATGCGACCAATAATATTGGATCAGCTTCATTGCGAATGAATATTGGTTTTTTCGCTGGAGGAACGCAATCTAGTTCAGATGGCAGGCTTAAGGACCCAACAAGACCATTCAATCAGGCGGAAATGAATGCAGCAAAGCGACTAGCTGAAAAAATTGGATTCTGGACATGGATTGATGATGAAGAAAAACGGCTACATGCAGGCATGACTGTCCAGACTGTTCTGGAAATCCTTAACGACGAAGGACTTGACTGGAGGAGATATGGGTTCATAGGTTACGACAAATGGGATGATGTTTTTGAGCCGGTGATTCGCGAGTTACCTGACGGTTCTAAGGAGGATTCTGGAGAAATTAAGATTGTTAGGGAAGCTGGCGATCTTTGGCAATTCCGCGATCAAGAACTGGACAGGTTTATTATGAGGGGGCTTTCTCAGAGACTAAGTGAGTTAGAGTCAAAACTTTCGTAAATATCCCACCACCCACCAATTATATTTACACTGCGATTTTTGGTGGGTGGTGAGGGTGGTGGAGACAGGATGCTAAACAAGTGATTTTTTTAGTTTGTCTAATCTTTCATTTCTAATCCTTATTCCATCTTCAAGTGTATTTTTAAGGGCGTCAACGAACGCCTTATTTTTTGGGCTTAGTTTCAATGCCGTGGAAAAATCATACTCTGCTTTGTCATAATTACAAACATCCCGGTAGGCTAGGCCTCGCTGAAAGTAAGCTGAGGACAGCTTGGGATCAATTTCTGTAGCACGAGTTAATGATTTAATAGCATGCTCATATTTCTTATCCCTTCTCAAACAGACTCCTAACTGTAGGTGAATTTTTGAGAAATCAGGGCATAGCTCTAATGCTTTATGTTGAGAGCTAATGGCTCCATTAATATCTCCAGCTAAAAGCTGTGAAACTCCTAAAAAATACCATGCAGCCCCTGAGTCTGTAGCTAATGAAACGGCGCTGGAGGCTGCTTCAACAGCATCAAGATAGTTTTTATTTTTTATATATTTATCGCACAGCATAATAAAACCAACTGCCTTATGTTTGGAATGTAAGCTACAAGAGTTTGGCATGAAGGGTAAGGATTTTCTTTAACCAAATTCTTTTGCAAACTTGTGAAACGCGTTTTCTTTTTTTATATAGAAACGAGGAAAGGGGCCGGCCCGGGACGGGGGGCCCCCA